CGGCCCTCCAGCCGGTACGCTCTAGAGCATCGTAGACCTGTCCGTGGCGAGTGATAGGGAAGACGAGGTAGAGGTGGGAGTCTTGAGCGGCTTTCTCGTAGAGCAAACTAAGCCACTTATCTATATTCTCGTCGAAGTAGCTCGGCTTGTCCTCGTAGTCCTCTTGGCTCTCGTTGGGAGTTTTGTTTTCGTCATAACTTACTCCCCAAGGAGGATCGAAGAAGATAACTGAGAAGGGTTCTCCTTTGTCCTTAGCCAGCTCGTCCTCCATTCTCCCACAGAGAAAGCGATTGTAGAAAAAGCTAACTCTCTTCTTCTCCATCTCTCGATCGAACTCGGCTACGAGCTCGGCACGCTCCTGGATTTTCCTCTCCCTCTCAGGATCATCATCTGCTATCGGCTCTGCAGCAGTAAGCTTTTCTCCTGCAGAGACAGCAGCGAGCTCCCGAACGAGAGGGTCTTTCTGTTCGAAGCCAAGGTTGTGCTTTTTAACTGCGGCTTCGAGGGCGATCTTTTGGCTGTAGCTCTCTTTGATCTTCTCGATAGCCTTTCGAGCGTCACTTTCACTCTTGAGGTCTCGGATATTGGGGAGCTCCTTAGCGAAGGTTGCTATCTCGAGCTTGCTGGAAACACCTGCTCTCGAGATACCAAGGAGCTCCGCTGTTTTCTCCTTTGTGTGATTCGCATCTCGGCCGCACCAGATTTTATGCAAGTCCTCTATCGCGGAACACTCTTCGTGCCAAGTGAGACTTTCTCGACGGAGGTTCTCCTCAAGCTCGATCTCTCTCAGGCGAACCGGATCATTAATCTCTTCGCGGAGAATGTAGCTAAAGGGAATCCCAAGCATCTCACAGGCGCGAAGACGCCGCTCGCCGGCACAGAGGAGAAGCTCCTCGTTCTCTCCGATCATACAGACTCCCGGCTGTAGCTGACCGAGCTTCTTAATGCTAGCCTCAAGGTCATCAAGTGCGTTCTTCGAGAAGAACTTCCGCTTTCTGTCTCGGACGGTGACGAGCTTAGGGGAGATGGTTTTGACAGAGGTAATGGGTGTTTCAGGTTCAGGCATCAAGCGTCTCCTTCTTTCCCTGCATCAGTTGTGCAATCAGGCTCTCCGGAATTCCTTCCTTCTTCAGTCTCTCCCAGAGTGCTAGCTTCCCTTGCTCAGCTTTCGAGAGCTTGACTTTAACTTCTTTCCTCGGGCTCTCTCTGAGCTTACTCAGCCCAGTGATAACTCGGATTCGCTCGAGGCGGAGACGTTCTCGAAAGAGAACCGGTTCCTCACTCGGAGCCGGGCCGATAATTTCTGCTAGTCGGCGCATCTATCTCTCCTTTAGATAAAGTACTTCGCAGAAATCTCACGAAGCTTTTCGAACTGTACTCCACTAAGATGTAAAGCGAAGGAATACTGAGCGTATCTCTTTGCTGTATCCTTAATGAAGTCTTGCTCGAAACTTGTTAGCATCCCTAGGATAGGCCAGAGTCTAACCAGCTGGTTAGCTACAAACTTAACTTCGTCTCGTGAAAGTGCGTTCTCCTCAGTTGTCCGTCGCATAGCCTCCCCTTTCTTAGGGCTCGTAGACATAGAGCTTGTAGTCGTCCGAGACCAGTTCGTAATAGGCGCTTCCGTCAGGTGGACTATCCTGATTAAGAAGCTTTACAATTCGTCTTCCCACGAACTCGGAAACATCCTCTGCTATGAACCTCTCCGAGACAGTCTCCCTGTCAAAGTTGTCCTTACATATTATTTTCATAGCCTCTCCTCTCCTCTTCCATTCTCTCTTCCTCCTCCTCAATTGCCTCAAGGATTTTCTCCCTGATGATATTTGTCTTTCGACCTCGTTCGGGAAAGCACCTGTGAAAGCGCTCCCAGAGTGAGCGAGAGATCATCGCTTCTACTCGGATGGTTTCTTCCATAAGCTAGCTCCAGTATTTCCCGGCTTTAACAATGACATAGCTCAGCAGCCCAAGAACCGCCAGAGCCGCCACCGCAAAACTTCTCGGGCTTTCCGCCAACAGCACTGTCAACCCTCCCAGGGCCACAAACGCAACAAGCGGAGCAGTGACTCCGAGAACCACCATCTTTCCGTTCTTTTCCATTTCTCTCCTCCTCTCCTAGAGAGCCCCTCATGGGGCTCCCCGGGTTGAGCTCTAGCTCCTCTCTATAAGACCGCCTTCGGGGCCTGGTTCATGTCGAGCTCATTCCTCATCTTCTGACTCTGCTGATCCAGCGATATAGTCACGTAGAACTGAGCCTCCATCCCAGGCTCGAGAACAATGCTACTTCCAGCAGGCTCGACTCCGCCGTTAAAGGCCGCTACCACGCTCTTGATCTGGCCCAGTTTGAAGTCCTCATAGCTCTGGCCGCCGTTCGTGTAGCGAGTCTTGTCTTTCTCGTTCGGCCAGGGGAGGTACTTCCGAAAGAGCCTCCCGTTCGAAGCCGGATCATCGCTCTGAACGCGAAGCTTCAGGACCAGGTTGAGTCCAATTTTCTCCGCTGCCTTGTCATCCTCCATAGCCATAGCAAGGAACCGAGTCACGTCTTCCTGGCTCGCAGTCTTGGGCTCGGAGAGCCCTCGACCTTTCATATACTCCTTCAGCGCTCCGTTGCTCTCCATTGTGGGCTCTTCCACTATCCTCATCACATACCAGTCCTCGCGAAGCAGGGGAGCCTCTTGCACGTCAGAAACACTCTTCGTCAAAGTAAATTCGCCCATTTTTCTTTCCTTCTTTCGTTCCTTTTTCTCGCGGGGTCAATTTTTGACGCCGGTAGTTGGGTTGGGTTAGTTAGCTAGTTTGCTGGTTTTAGCCGCTAGGTTGGTTAGTTGGTTAGCTTCTTTCTTTTCCTCTTTCTTCTCTCCCTCCTTTCCAAACCTCAGCTCGAGCAGCTTGGCAAAGCCAGTAGGTTGCTGGTCGAAGTCGATTATGATTGGGTCAGTCCAGAATTTGCCCAACTGATTGAGAGAGCTCTTGAAGAACCTAAGCTTGTCCCTCCCGCTGGTATACCAGTGGTGCTCGGTGATTCGCTTTCCGTCTCGCTCAACCGAGACCCTTCTGCAGAGATAACACTCGTTGAACCAGTTAGCGACTTCCGTCTTAAGCTTCCCGGTGATCTTGGGAAGGAAAATGTGCCGAGTTCCTTCGTCGGTCTGCTCCTCGAAGAGCTCAATGTGCCCGGTGAAGATGATGTGACAAGGGAGTGTGAGAGCTGTGAGAACGTAGTCTGCTAGCTGATTCATCTGAGGCCCGTAGTGATGTTGCGCAGGGCTCCCTCCCAGGCCCTTCTTTGGATCAAGAAGAAGGGACCAGTTCATAGCTATGCGGCCCATGGAAGTTAGCCCGTCAAAGATGATAGCCTCGTAGGGGAAGGGAGCTTCGGGAGTAGCTTTTCTCGCCAGGGCATGAAGCTCGGTCTTGATCGCGAGGGCTCTCTCCCAGGCCTTGGGAAGCTTGCTATCGGCTTCGTGACAAGGGAGGATGTCGAGGTCGGCTAGGCCGACGAGACTGTCTGCTCTGTTATCGAAGTCAATGAGGAGCTTCTTCCCGGGAATACTACAGGCGCTGGTGGTCTTGCCAGAGCCTGAGTCTCCTGCGAGAAACGCCTTGATTCTCGGCGCTACACTCAACGACTGAGCGCCTTTAGCTTCTGAGAGTATCGGCATTAATCACCTCGATTTTAGGGTCAGCTTCGGAGAGAATAGTATCCTCGATGAAGAGGACTTTGTCTAGGTTGATGGTGACAGCACGATTTTCTCCAAGAACGTAAGAGACCATAGGACCTTCGTTGTCTTGGAGTTCTGTGTAGACTACCGTTAGGGCTTTTCCATCTTCAAAGTGAACGACTGCTTTTGCCTTGGACATTTGGTTTTTTCCTTTCTTTCTTTATTCTACTATCAGCTTCTTTACCTTTGCTGCAATGACTTCGAGCTTAGGAACTGTTAGGTTCTTCGGCTTAGCTCCTGTTCTTTCTTTCTCTCTGCGCTCCCAGTCCTTGACTATACCAATTAGCTCGTGGAGGAGAGCATAGATGGAGAGGAGGTCAGAGTTGAGCTGCTTCGCTGGCTGCCCTGCTCGATGGAGGTTGATCTTAAACTCCCTGTTTAAAGGGGGTTCCTCCCAGTTCTTTGGAAGGTGTAAGAGTTGGCAAGCTCTTGTAAGGTGTTCACCATACTTTTCAGTAAACTCCTTATCAATCCGCTCGCTTTCTTCTTTCTGCTCCTGAGAAACCTCTGCGACGAGCTCTTTTTTCAGTCCCTCTCCACCAAGAAACGACTCTAGTTTTTTCTCTTCTTCCATCTCCCTCTCACTCTCCTTCCTGTCCCCATCTCTCCCAGGGTTTCCATTCTTTGTCTCGAGTAGCCAGGCCAAGGTCGAGAGGGTTGATCTCGGTAAACGGAACTGGCTGACAGCACAGGCTCTTATAGGGGCACTGGCTTCGGCCGATGCCTCCCACGCACTGAATCGGATTGGTTGTTCTCGGCCAGGACCAAGTTTCCCAGTAGTGCTCCAGGCGAAGGAAGCTTTCACCAACTCCGATGAGAAATTCGGAAAGTTGCTCTGGGTTCCTTCTTTGGATGTCTCTCGAGAACAGCGGTGTCTTCCCCGCTTTGGCTATCTTCTTACAGGCTGTATTCATCAGCACACCGAAGATCTCTTCTCCCAGGAACTCTTGCATATACCAGATGTAGCCGTCGATCTGGCTCGAGTGCTTGAACTGCTCCAGGTAGCTGTCCGAGAGCCAAATCCCGGTGCTCTTGTCCTCTCGGATGAGCTTCCCGTAAGGGGGCCACTCGATATAGGCGTCAATGGAACCGGTGTAGGAATAGCTACTGTGTACTTTCCCGCTTCCTTTCTCCGGCAGCGGCCACTCGAAGCCGACTTCATCCCCGAGAACAACCCAGGCTTCACTCGGATAGTATTCGACGTAGCGCCTGAGGAGTTCAGAGAGGTTCTCCCCGGTATGCACTGTGTCTCCGATCTGGGCCGTGTTCTCTTTCTGGAGATACTCCAGCGCTGCACTCTCGGCCTTCTCAAAGCCTTCTCCTCGGTGCCACAGCGCTAACGCCGTATGCCACGCTTGCCCCCAGGGGAAGTAAGCTGGCTTCCTGGGAGTGATATAGCCCCTGGCAGACCAGTAATACTTCCTCGGGCAATCCTCGAAGAGTGTCCGAGTTGAGTTGTCCAAGCGGAAGGGTGAGCCTCCCTGTTTAAGGTCTAAGTCTGAAATCGGATAGATTTTCTCCTCAGTCATCGCTTTCCTCCTCCTCCTTTATTACCTCTGGCCACTCTCCGAGAATTCTGCTTGAGATAGCGGCTTTTTCGTTTAGTCTTTTAGTCCCATTCATTGGAACGAAAAGAGCAGGAGAGTTGAAAACGTACTCAACCCAGCCTCGTGGACCCTCATAGATAAGCAAGCGAAAAACTCTAACTCTTTCCATCTGCTACCTTCTTTCTTTTCCCCTCCCGGGGTCAAAAATTGACGCGGCCTATCGGCCAAAGATTAACAAGTACGTCTCAAGCTGGTCCTTGTTGGAGCAAGCCGCTTGCCGCTTGGCTTCTTCAGCACGCCAATGATCTCTCTCAGGAAACCTCTCACAGTAGCGACAGGTCCATCCGCGCTTGAAGAGCCTTCTAGCCTTCTCCAGGCAGCTCTCGTACTCTGGGCAGAAAAGGCTTCTGTTCTTTCTGACCTTCTCTATTGCCAGCTCCCCCCAGTCGGCTGGGCCATGCTCGGTGAGAGACACGTTAGTTCTCCCTCTTTGTGACTCTTGCCCACTCGAGGAGAACAGCGTCGAGAAGGCCGTTGGTAATTCCGAGACCCTCGAGAAGCTCTCGAGCAGCGTTCTCGCTCTCGCACTCGAGGAGATTCTCTACCACGAGCTCTTTGACTTGCTGGTAGGAGTCAGAAGAGAGAGACAGTTCTCTGGGCTCAGCCTTCTCCTCTCCCCGATAGACTGTCATACCTCCTATCTCCCTTCTCGGAAGTCTCTGGATGAAGAGAGCACCTTGGAGGACTCTCACTCGGAAGACTTCTTTCAGCCCTTGCTGGTGGAGCCAGGAGTAGAGCAGGTAGCGAATGTAAACTTCGCTTCCTTTTGTCACTTCTGCCTGGCAGAAACCACCCGGCTGGAGCTCGGTAAGGTTCGGAAGAAGGGGCTCGAGGAGCGCAAGCTGCTCGGGCTTAAGGGACTTAGCATAGGTCATGAGGCTGTCTCCTCTTCTTCCTCTTCTTCGAGGAACTCCTCTAAGAGAGGTTTCTCCGGGAGGCCAAGAGACTCTTCGCCCCAGCCACAGTCAGGACAGATAAGCTCGTCGGCATAGGTGTCTTTTTCTACAAGCTCAAGCTGTTCGCCACAGCGGGGACAATGGTTCTTGTGAACACAACAAGGACAGTCTGTTCTTTGAGGCCTTCCTTCGTGATCTATCCAGAGCTTCCCTCCCCAGCCAAGGCACTTTTTACAGTAGCCCGGATAGCTCTTCTCATACTTTCTCACCTCTCCCTCCCACAGGGCTACTGCCTCTACATACTCTCTCTCGCTGTTACTCATCCCATTCTCTCCCTTCTTCATCTATAAAGAGCGCAAGAGACTCTTGGTTGTAGCCGTAGAGAAAGTTCTCGATTGCCTTTTCGACTCTTGGGTTGAGCTCTTCAAGGTAGGCAAGCTCCAAGTCGCTAACGGGCCAGCTTTTTCCTTCCCATGAGAGCACTTCAGCAACATACCAGACTCGGCTTTCGCCAGCATTTCTCCACCATTCGACTCTCGCGTATACTACTTGAGGCCCTCTACTTTCGCTCGCTTGACTTCTCAACCCGAGGAAGAACTCCACCGGCTCGAGGTAGATACCTCCTTCTCTGTCAGTTGTTCGCATGAGCTTGCTCCTTCTTCTTCTTTCAGCTCTCCAACCGTGTCAACCATTTTACACCCTAGATTGACAAATTGCAACGATTGGAGAAAGTTTGTTGTTCGTTGAGGAAGATACTTGGTTGCACTGTTGGCGTCAAAAATTGACGTCCGTAGTGGAAGGCTCTGCCTTCTTCTCTTTGTCCTCCAGTGCCTCTTTAGCAAGTTGGTTGAAATACTCGGTTGCGGCCTCAGCGCCGTCTCGATACTCCTTGGGCTTATGCAGAGGGGAAAAATCCGCCGTTGCCATTTCCTTCAGATGGCCTTCGAGGGTATACACCCGCCCCTTGCACTTCTCGTAGTCCTCAACCACGGCCTCGTTGACCACTTCGACGTATCGCTCCGGGACGGTGAGGGACGCTTCCAGGAGTTCGAGTTCGGCAAGGCGGGCGCGGAGCCGCAGGGCCTCTTCTACTGCAATAGTTTCTTTTGTCTCTTCTTCGGCTAAAGTTTTTCTCAGGTCGGCCTCCGTCCACGATAGCCGCTCCACCTCGTCGCAGAGGGCGGAGAATAGTGAGACCGGAAGGCCGATAAGGCGTTCAGCGGGATTAGCGGCCCAACCCCAATATTCAGAGTTGTGACTTACCAGCAACTCCCTCGCCCTTTCCACAATCGGCCTTTCGATGATTTCCTCATAGAGCGTCTTTACTTCGCCGCGCTCGATTTTGGCGAGAATTTCCTTCGGGTCAGTCATTTCTTTTGACTCCTTTTCCGCTTAGCCTCTAATTGTTTGAGTCTTTTTGTAAACGCTTCTCTTTCTTCCGGCGTCTTTAATACAGTTTTTTGCCCCTTACAGCGAGGACAGAAGAGTAGCTTCATTTGATCTTGCTTCCTTTCTTGATCTGGCCGGCCTCAACTTCCACTCTCGCATACCACTTGTGCGGCTCGGGGTAGTGAGGGCCTTCGAGTATAGCCGGGCCATCAGAGACGTCTGGGCCGAAAGGACCAGGCTGGTAGACAGGGATAGAAAGGCCACGAGCGTGGGCCTCCTTGAGGGCCTTTTTGCTTTTGAAGTTGAAGATTGTATAGGGCATCAGATGGGCTCCTTTCTACCAGTTGGGTTCTTCGTAAATGAGATCAAGGTCGAGCTGTTCGGCGAGTTTAAGCACTGCCTGTCTGACCTCGATTCGCTTTATTGAGACTGCCGCTTGGTTCTTAAACGACCGGGCTTGAAGCTCGGCCTTTTCCTTCTGAAGAAGAAGAACCTCGAGGTTCCAAGCGAGCGTCTCTGCGTTGGCGAGGAGCCACTGTGAGAGAGGGCTAAAGTCCTCTTGATTTTCGTTTCCGCGAAGAGCAGAAAACTCTTTGAGTTCTTCGATGAACTCCTGTGGTGTTTTGAGCATAGGTTTTAGTCCTCCTCGTCTTCTTGTAAATCTCCAAACTCGTTCGGTGGTGCAGCCGTAAGCATAGGCAGTATGATCTTTCCTGTGAGTTGAACAAGAACGATTTTTGCGTCGCAGCTACAGAGGATCTCTTGCCTGTCTAGGTCAGCCGAGATCCTCGGAGGAACGTCCCAAAGCTCGTAGTTTTGGAAATTACAAGAGCCGGATTTTGACTGCAGCTCAAGTCTTTGTGTGCAAACAGGACAGCGGAACCAGACGGAGTCATATGAGCCCATCTCTCTAACTCTCCTTTCTCGCGTCTCTCCCCCACTGCCTCTCCTCCCAGTGCCAGAGCCTTTCGACTGGAACGAGATCGAGGAGAATATGTTCGGATAGTCTATTGAGCTGAGCTATGTTAGCTCGCGCTGCTACTCCTTGCCACCAGAACCAAAAGTAGAACATTGGTTTCTTTTCTCCTCTCTGAAGGGAAACGGACTCGTTACTATTGAGCTGTCATCTCCCTGACCAAGGTAAACCATATCATCCCAAGAGCAGCCGTGTTCCTCTGTTCGAGAGCAGGTGGTATACTGCTTTCGTTCTCCGTCAATGGTGGCATATTTGTAGGGATGCTCTGCGTGGCTGTGGTCCGGTGTTAGGTAAGCTCCTAACTTGGTTATTGTAAAAAACTGTTTTCTTGAGAACCAAAAGTGGTAGATCATGCCTTGGTTTCCTTTCTCCTTTTTCTATCTCTCTGGCCAGCCAAAGGCGAGCCTTTTAATTAGGTCTCTGCGTTCGATTAGTGCAAGGCTCCAGTAAAACTGGCTCTCCGAGAGGCTTCGAATCAGCCAGCGGAGGGAAGGTTTAAGAGGAGGCATTTTTCTTCTCCTTTCTTGGATAGAACCATGGATAGTAGTGACACTTCTCGCACCGCTGGACATAACTCGGTGTCAGCTCTGCACCCTTCTCTCTTGCTTCTCCCCACGGGTCCAAGCTGGTCGGGTAGTCACACTTGCAGTAGCAACGAGTTCGCTTGCCGAAGAGAGTTAGTCGTCTCATTTGGGGCTCCCCTTTCCTCTTACTCTTCACACACGAAAAGAGTCTCTCTATCTGTCCTCCAATACTCAAGCTCCTCGTCTGTCCTGACTTTCTTAACTCGCTCTACCAGCCGGCAGGTGACCAGCTCGCTATGGTAGACGTAGACTTGGAGACTGATGGGAACCTTTTTCCCTCGTGAGTCTTTCGTCTGCCAAGTGCTCGTAAAGTCCGTGCTTGAGCGGTCTACCCTCATCTTCCAGAGGAGGCCAAAGGCTCGATGAAGAGGGCCGAGAACAAGGTCGACTGCCATTTCTACCGGAAGGTCTCTCGTGCGAAGGCAAATGAGACAACCGGGAGTATCTCCCGACCAGAAGCTCGGCCAGGCTTTCAGCTCGACCGAGCTGTTATTCGCTACTGGGAGCCCCCGGAGGAGCTCAAAGAGGGGCTCGACTGCGAGCAAAGTCTCATCCTTGCGAAGGAGCTCCTCTGCGAGCTTCAAGCGGGAAGCCCGGAGGCTGGTGATGTTAGGATGCTGGGCTTTTTCTGCTTCTCTCATAGTCTCTTCCTCACTTCCTCTTGTAGATTCAAAGGTAAAGCCCCCAAGAGCCTCTCCCGGGAGCGGGGCTCAAGCTCTGCTACTCGCGAAAGGAACTCCTCAAGGCTATCCGGGGCAGCGAGCCGCTTGCAGCTTGGTCTCGCAGCTCCCCCCACGTGAGTGACGACAAGAACCAGCCTCTCTCGGCGGAGCTTTTCGGCCTCCAAGAGAAGAAACTCTCGTCCGCTTTCAGTTAGCTCTCTCTGCAACAGGGCCATTCGGAGGCTCAAGGTTTTGAGCTTATCTTTCAGCTCGTCAAGGGTGAAACTTTCTGGTTGAATTGTCATAGCTTTTCCTCCTCTCTCTCTCTCCTCTTCCTCTCTCGGCTCAAACGTTGTCTTGCTGTCGCGGAAGGTTCCTTCGTCTACGTCGCTCTCTCCGTCCCAGATAGGACAAGCGTTATCGGCAGCACGGTGCTCTTCATACTCAAAACGGCAGTTTTTGCAGACTACCTCAAAGGGACCCTTTTTCTTTATCATACTCTGGACTCCTTCCTTCTGGGCGCTTGCGCCCCTTGCGCCGCTTGCGCTCGCGAGCTCCGCCTAACGGCGTCAAATTTTGACGTCGGCTTGGTGGTTGGTTTTTGTCTACTCGCTCTCAATCCTTCAGGGGAGGGCAGGGAGACGCCTGCGGCCCAGACTGTTAGCTTTGCTATGGTTATGAAGGAGGCTAACAGCCTAGACCGCTTGCGGTCCTTGCCCTGGTCTGGAGGGGCGAGCTTGGAGAGGGAGAGGGCTCTTGTGCCCCACCTCCGTCTCGCTGGGCGGATTGGTGGTGGGTTAGAGTTGGTCTTCCATTTTTCTTCGTAGACGTATAAACCTCTCGTGATATGCTTCCACAATCTTATTGAAGCAGGCTTCACAGAGAGTAAAATTATTATCCGCGTCAAAGATTGTCGGCACAGGTGCAAGAGCGTTGAAGAACGGAGGGTCCTCGCTGGACTCGTCTACGACCGCGCCGCAGAAGTCACAATAAAGAAGACCATCACTGGACTGTCTGGACATACTGTTTCTCCTTTTTCTCTCCCCAGGCCGCTGGCGGCCCTACCAGCCAAGCCCGTCGAAGGCGTCCGCTATTAGCTGGTAGCAAGCAGGGCAAAGGTGAAAGTCGCTCATCTCGTCAACGAAGCATTCGTCTTTGAGCGGCACCTGGAGCTCAATCCCGCAACGATTGCAGGTTGGACTCGTTTGCCGTCTTTTGGGAATCGGGATTAATCGCGTTTTCTGCATCTCTCCTCCTCTCCTCCCCCAGCGCTCTCCTGTTGGCTGGCCAGGTAGAGCCCCGGGTATTTTGTGTTGATTTTGGGTTTTGGTTGGGAGTTTGAAGTTGACTGGTTGACTGGTTCTCGGTGACTGGGTTGTTTTGTTAGTGTGAATTTTTCAGTTGATTTGTTTTAGTTTGATTTGTTTTTCTTTATAAAAAAAATTTTTTAAACTAAAAAACAACATTAAAAAATCATCACACTGAAAAAACCACACTGAAAAAACCACACTGAAAGAAAAACCACCACTGAATCAAAAACCCAAACACAAACGCAAAATACCCTGGGCTCTAACAGGCCAGCCGTTAGGAGAGGAGGAGAGCAGTAGAGCATTGTGCATTTGTGAACGTGAACATGTGAATGGGTTTCGCCCACAGGGAAAAGCACAACTTTCGCTCTTTCATTCCTTCCTCCTCAAGCCAGGGCAAAGGCCAAACAGTGGCCTGCCCCAGCCCCTTTTTTGAATTTGATAGTGTGGAGGCTTTCATCTCTTATACTTTCTCCCTCTCTTTTTTAATCCCGCCCAGGTGCCGTCAATTTTTGACGCCGGCAGGTGGGTTATAAACTAATCCTGCGGGTTGTTCTTCTTGGCCCAGGCAAGCATTTCTTCGAGACTACCAAACCCTGCCGCCTTGATCGCGCCTTCCATAGCATCGGCCTTGGCGGCCTTGGCCTTCACGCCGGAGCTGGCGGCCTTCTCGGTTTTGGCCATGGAGAGCGTATAGGCCGCTTCCACCAGGCCCTTGCCACCGTCTTTGAGCGTGTAAAGGTCAGGGTGCGGTCCGTTCCCGTCTTTGTCGGCCACATAAGTTACCGCCCCGGTGGTCTTGTCCTTTACGTAACTTCCGGTAATCTTTTGGCCGTCCTCGCCGGTATCCCCGGGCAGGTAAAAACCAAGCGGCGTGGGGATATTCACGCTCATCATGCGGGCGACTTTTTCAAAGAACCCTTTCTCGTCTACGCCATACATCTGCAGGGCGTCGGCCAAGTCTCTCGCCACTGGCACAGGCACGTCCGCCACGATATTGGCTCCCGTATGCGGCCTCATGTTGGTGGTGACAAACTCCCTGCCGTCGTCGGGCTTATACTCGAACGTCGAGAAATGCACGGGTTCAACCTTTTTAATCTTCTCGTCTGCCATACTCGTTCTCTCTTTCTTTTCTTTTCCCTCGCGAGGGGTAAATTGTTCAAAATCTGACAATTGGTAAATAAAACTACCGGCGTCAAATTTTGACGTTGGGAGGTCGGTCAATTCATGGCTCGGTTAAGCGGGCTGTTGAGGGTAATTAACCTGCGGTGGAAATTAAAAGGAAGGAGACGCTATCTATGCTGGTTACGATCAGGCTATTTGCTGTGTCGCTATAGGCCTCCAGCTCGTTGTTATCGTTAAATTCGACAACATGGGATTCTACAACTGTTTCCGGAGTTATATCTCCGTCCTTCAACAGCTCGTTTATGTCGTTAAGAAGTTCTTGGACGTTCATTCTGGGCCTTCCAATCTCGCCCGCTTAACGAAACCATGAATTGACTTTCCCATAACCCCAGACGGGATTAAAGAAAAGAGGGAAACTTCTGGAATAACGATATGTCTCGGGCGGGAACGCCAATCCCGAGCCCCACGTTATACCGGCCAATTAGGTAGTTCACCTCGGTATGGCCACCGGCGAGTATTCTCGCGGACCAGGAAGGGAAGGTATTCCCTTCGGGATATATCCTGGTGTAACGGGCTCGGAGCATTACCGGGCGATATACCGTTGCCACCTGTTTTCCAGTTTGCCGGACTGGTCATTGAAATTGGCTGTGGTTGTATCCTTTTCTGTTTGGGTTTGCGTTTCGGTCAGTCATATGTATTGCATACCCCATGCCAAAACGTAACGTGTTGAAATCATTGGGTTTTTCCGAAATGCCTCGGGCTGAAACCGGCCAGAGCGTCAAAACATGGGGTCAAAATTTTGAAAAGCGTCAATGTTTTGACACTGCTTGTCCGAGCCAATGTTTAAACGGCCTCGCGTCTATCCGCCCGAGCGTATGGACAAACGAATGTCTACACGAAATTTCGACCATGGCTGGGGGGTTGGGTGAGTTCGGGGGGTGGGAAAAGCCCAGAAAATTACCTATGAATTTTTTGAGTTACCCTGATACTGGCGATAATGCTCTTGGTTGAGGACAGTAGGCTCTTTGAGAGAGTGAAGAACCCGGGGGTTAAAAGGTTGACATGGGGGCGAAAGGGTGCTATACTAGCCCCAGGAGGAAGACCTATGGGTAGATTCAGAGAAGGAAAGAGTTTGGACTATCAGGGAGCTGAGAAGAAAGCTATGCAGCTCAGAGAGCATCACAAGAGTATGGCCCGGATGATGGTCATGGGAGGAGCAAGGCCAGGGCAGTTAGCTTTGGCGTTTAATATGAGCGCAGCGCAGATCTCGATCATAACGCAAAGTCCGATGTTCAAGCTCGAAGTTGAACGACTCCGGGCTATGAGCGAAGACGCCTGTGCGGATGTGAGGAATCAGCTCAATGGGATGATTCCGTTGGCGCTGGTGGCGCTAGAGGATGATCTGAGCATGGAAGTAGAGGATGATCCTAGGCTGAGAAAAATCCGCCAAACTGCTGCTTTTGACATCTTGAGCCGGACGGGCTACGAGAAGAAGGACGGAGGGCCGTCTGTGGTAGTCCAGAACAACACTCAGATAAACCAGATGACAGAAGAGCAGCTGAGAGAAGAAGTTTTCAAGCTAGCTGCTCAAACGATCGAGGGTAGATGACAGCCTTAGCTCAATTAACTCTCTATCCTAAGGGCTACGAAGAGAACATAGCTTGGCGAGTAGCTATTCTCAGGCGAGTCCAGGTGGATAAAGATTATCGAGCTATGGTGAGGGCACTTTTCTTTAAGGACTTTATCTTTGCCCTGAATGCATTTTACTACACTCTTGATGTTCGAACGAGACCGAGGCATAATCAGCCCTTCTGTACTTATCCCTTTCAGGACCAAGTTGCTCTCCAGATCATAGACCATATCACTCGCGGAGAGGATCTCGCTATTGAGAAGAGTCGTGATATGGGTATGAGTTGGCTAGTTCTTCTCGTTTTTCATTGGATGTGGCTGAATCCCGACGGTGGGTCGGACTTTCTTCTGGGCTCCAGGAAGGAAGACTATGTTGACGAGAAGGGCAACATGCGAACTCTCTTCCAGAAGATTCGCTACGCTCACTATAAGTTACCCTCCTGGCTTTGGCCGAAGGGTTTTGATAGTAAGAAGCATGATAATTATCTAAGGATAGTAAACCCAGAAACAGGTGCGAGTCTCACTGGCGAAAGTAACAACCCGAACTTCTCCACCGGTGGGAGATATCTGGCTGCTCTCTTTGATGAATTTGCCAAGTGGGAGAGCACCGACCAGAGCGCCTGGACAGCCGCCGGTGATGCTACGCCTTGCCGGATACCGGTATCTACGGCTAATGGAGCTAACGGGCAGTTTTACAATCTAGTCACTGACGGAAAGACTAAAAAGACTCGCCTCGATTGGTGGCTACATCCGAAGAAGAGCGAGGGACTTTACTGCGAATGGCCTCAGGACGAGGTCGAGGGAGTCAAGCTGAGGAGTCCTTGGTACGACAGAGAGTGCCAGCGGCGTTCTCCTCTCGAAGTCGCCCAAGAAATCGACATAGACTACATCGGAGCTGGTAATCCGGTCTTCTCTGGAAAGGACGGTAAGCGTGTTGGAAGACTTCTCAAAAGCGAGCACCCGGCGAAAGGCTACTTTGAGGTCTCTCTTGGGGATGCTAGCCTGCGAGCGACTGTCAATCCTCGCGATCTGGAGGCTATTGTCTGCCAGTGGTTCGATCCTATTCCTGGAGATAGCTACACCCTTGGTGTGGATGTTGCGGAAGGGAAGGAAACGGGCGATTACTCGATTGTTAAGGTCTACTCGAGAAAACTCAAAAGCTGCTTCGCAAGTTATTTCTCTCATATTGACGAGGTACAACTGGCGAAGGTAGTGAGGGCTATTAGCAACTGGCTCACTGGTCTCTCTTTCGAACCGCCTTGGATCGGAATAGAGACGAATGGGCCTGGCTTGGCTACGTTTGATTTCTGTGCTGAGGCAGGAGTGGAGAATCTCTTCATGATGCCTCAGTATGATGTGACGACTGGGAGTATTTCTCATCGCAAGGGCTGGAATACGAACAACAGCAGTCGGAACATGCTCATTGCCGGTGTTCGTGATTGGCTCCTTCAGGGTGAAGGTTGGCTCGATCCGAGATGCTGCCGGGAGCTGACGACCTTCGTGAGAAGCAAACTCGGCAAAGCCGAGGCCAAACCTGGCACTCACGACGATGAGGTCATCGCCTGGGGAATTGCTCTCCAAATTGCAGAGCTCGTTCCCTCAGAAGCCCTAGTGGAGAAGGCTGCCCCTAATCGAGGACCGGTAATTGATCTGGCTCCTAACCCCCAACCAGATCCCTCATGGCGGCCACCTACACTGGAAGAGCTTTGTCTCGCTACCTTGGTGAAGCAGGCTTCTGAGCGGAACGGGCTCTCTTTTGAGAATGAAATTGTTTTCCACTAATGGCGTCAATTTTTGACGCGGATAGTGGTGGGAAGAAGGAAAGCTAATGGCGGTTAATTTCTATCCAGCAATAGGGCTAACAGGTGGAGCAGCCGGGGCTCTTGATGCGATTGATGGAGCCGGGCTGGTTGATGGAGATCGGGCGCTGGTAGTGACGACGACGGCGGCTTATTTGTTTCAGCTGAGCGGGAGTAGTGGGGCAGCAGAAAGTAGCCCAGATGTGATAAGCCCCGATAGTAATGCTGGAACGAAAAGATGGCTTCTGGTTAAGGTAGTGGGGAATACCGGTAGCCCGACAACAAATACTGATGGGAGTATTCCTCAGTGGAACGGGGCAAACACTGGGATGCTTAAAGACGGCCTAGCCGTGGTAACGACTGTGGGTGATCCAGGAGTAGATACGAGTATTCCGACTGATCAGGCGGTTCGTGAGGCAATTGACGCGATTCCAGCAAGCAGTGGAACCGATGAGTTTAATAGGTCGAAGTTTGTCTGGAAAGACGCAGATGAGGTTTATATTGGTGGTGGGAAGTATTTGCATATTGGGACTTCGACGCAATGGGTTTACTGGAATTCGATCTTAACTAAGCAGTTGACGACAGCGGCCGGAGTCGAAGATTTTTGGTATCTTTACCTGGATGATTCTGCGATTGTAACAGCGGGAGTAGCTCTGCTAACGGCGGTAGAGTTTATCTGGTCTACTACCGCTCCAACCTGGGATGAGACTAAAAAAGGCTATTACAATTCGCTGGATCGCTGCATCTTCGCCGTCCGAGTAGATGCGGCTAATGCAATCGAGCGATTCTGGCATGACGGCGGAGATTATGTTGCGGAAGATAAATATAATAGCGTCTACGGTCCTACCGACGTGGACCAGACGTTTCTCGACGTAACCTTCAACTTACCTTCGTTCGCTGAGCAGGTGAACGCCAGCTTCGTTTCGAATTTTGTCACCGCGTCCGGCGGGTCTACGGCTTATCGGCCAAACGGCAGCGCCGCAACAACTGGGCAGGTGGTCGGATCAGCCACGGCTGCTGGTCAAAACGTCAATAGTCACGCCGTTCAGGTAGTTAGTGGCGTTGGTGAAGTCAAAATGACAAGCGCCTCAGATTCGACTGTGATTGTTATACAAAACGGCTGGTATCTGCCGAGGGGAATGTGATGCTAAAGACGGTAATTATCTATAATGTGAATACTGGCCAGCTAGATGGCGGATACTTCTCCTTTGAAGACTCTCTCCCGGCAGATGGCTCGACCGGACCTGAGGCGATAGAGGGGATCTTAGCTAAGAGCGTTGAACGTAGAGCCCTGATTCTCGACGGTCGAGTGAAGTTTGATCCAGAGAGCCAGGGGATTCTTGACGGAAGGATAGTCGCAATGGAACCACCGCCGAAGGAAGTAAAGCCTACGGTGGAGGAGAGATTGACGGTTGTTGAGGTTGCGTTGGCGAAGTTGAAAGAGATCAAGGTATGATTATTGCTAGCTGGAAGGACACAGACGAGACTGCTTGGAAAAACAGCACCAGCTGTTCCTGGGTCTCAAATGTTTTTACACTTCCAACACTGACGGCTGAGGGGGCTTTGGTTAAGATTCTTCTAACAAGTCAGACGCTTGATCCGATCTTGCTGACAGAGATTAGCTCAAGTGGAAAAGTTATTAACTATGTGAAGGCTTTGTAGAATAGGGAGGAAAAGAGAGAATGGCTAATACGGCAGACACGACAGTCTCGGGGGATGGAAGAGTTATACAACTAGGCTATACTGCTTCCGGAGCTGATTGGCTCTTAGCAACTGCGTTAGAGAGGTATGCTGAGCAGGGGATTTACTGTGAGAGCATACAGTTTATACCTAGCGCAGCGAATGACATACTGAGAATACGACAGGGTGCTACAGACGGGCCAGATTTGTTCTACTGTAAGGCGGCTGCTGCAACAGATCTGCATATGCTGTATCTAAGTGGGGAGTGGCCTATTAGACCTGTGATTGTACTGACAGAGCAGACTTTTGGAACTCCGGCAAACGTAAAAGTTATCTTCCTTCTCAAGAAGAGAGTGAAATGAACTTCACTGGGCTAGAACAGTGGCTTCTGGGAGCTTTGATCGGCCTGATAGGGTTTATTGTAGGGGAGAAGGTTGGTGGCTGGAATAAGATCTCGGAGAAGAATTGTATTGAGAAGAGAGATGGTTGCCAGGCACTCGAGAAGGAAAAGAGTAAAACGACTGCTGGAACACTAGCTATGATAGAGAAAACTATAGCTGTAGGGTTTCAGCAGATAGAAAGAACATTGCAAGAGGATAGAGAAGATCGGAAAGAGATTTTTAGACGACTAAATGCCTGTGAGATTAGGCTCGCAGGAGGAGAAGACCATGAACGCTCCTAGGTTTGATCAGGTTTATAGCGGGATGACAGAGCTGGGCTACAAGATCTTCGACAAGCCCTATGATATGAATTTCTTCGGAGTAAGGAGCGATGTTCTCAAGGCTGGCGATTGGGACGATTGGATTGGAGCCTTTTATACGAACGATGCTGGTGGGACTAACTACCATGTCTGGCAGGGGACGACTGATCCGAGTGCGGTTTGGCTCCAGCGAGGTGGGAGTCCGCAGGGGACTTTTATTATCTGTCCGGGGCAGTATAGAGGCCTCTGGGCTCTTGGGATGCACAGGGGGAAGTATCGGGCTTTTGTGCAAGTAGGAATGGTCAGAGGCTGGAGAGACAACAACAAGGACACTATCCTTGATATGGGTCCGAATCAGTTGATTGTTGCTGGTCACTTTGGGATCAATGGGCATAAGGGAAGCGGAAGGCTCGACGAAGACAGTGCTGGCTGTCAGGTTGTTCTTGATCAGCACGGGAATTATAATTTCTGGGTCGCCCTTGGAGAGAAACAGGTTGCAACTCTTGGGCTAAACGTGTTTACTTATTCACTTTTGCTTCAACAACAGCTTGGAAAGTAGAAAGAGAGTAAAAGGATGCCTCCGATGCTGATGAATCTTCTCAACATGGCTATGAAGAGCAAAGCGGCACTGGCTCTGCTGGAGCAGCTCTATCCGCTTCTTCGACCAATTCTCTTCAATGCGATCAATGATCCCAAGGTGGAGTGGGACGACATCGCTATGATGATCGCGGACAGGCTCTTTAACTACAAGGCCTAGAGTTAGAGGGCCGGCAACTAATGGCGTCAAAAATTGACGCGACCTAAAAACGAAAGGGATGACCTATGGGGTTCCGGAGTAGAGTAGAAGAAGCGCTAAAGGGACTCAAAGAAAGGCTCGAAGAAGGGGAGAGCCTAGCTGTGCAGGTGCTGAAGGAAGAGAACGAAGCGCTGAGAAGGCTAAACCGGGACCTCCTAGATCGTCTCATGAGCAGGAGCTGGGAGAGTTATAGAGAGTGGGGGAGAGAAGAGGAGAGCTTAATTGTGACAGCTCGGACCGAAGGTCCTGAAAGCGATGAAGATAACATTGGGAGTGTAGTCTGGCGCTCCTCGGAGGATAAGGGATGACGAGTAAAGCGGCGGATTATCTGCTGGCGAAGGGGAAAGGGACGGAGGAGCAGAGGGAGAAGGCTCTCTGGGCTATGGTGCAGGAGCTCAGGACGGAAGGCTTTGATGCGAGGAAGCCGTTCGAGGGGATCTGGACGGTGAGTATAGCGTTCTTTGCTGGGCAACAGTATACGTTCTTCGAGGGGAATAGCCAACGGCTGTTTGAGGTAGAGAGAGTAAAGGGAAAGATAAGGACGACGGATAATAAGATACAGCCGAATGTGATGAGGCAGATTTCGGATCTAGTGAAGAATGATCCACAGGTTAGTGTAGTGCCTGCGACTACGGATCAGGATGATATAAAGGCAGCCAGGGTGGGAGATAAGGCTCTGAGAGCCTGGTGGCGCTCGGCCGGGATGAAGGGGAAAGTGAGGAGGTTGGCAACTTGGCTGTATACGACAGGGAATGCTTTTCTGGGAGACCGATGGGACGAGCACTCAGGGCCAGAGACGTTCGATGAAGAGAGCGGAAAGGTGCTCTATGAGGGAGACGTCCAAGGGGATGTCTGGAGTCCTTTTGAGGTGCTGATTCCTTATGAGGCTATGGGGATAAGCGAGTTGAGTGAGAGCCCCTGGGTGATACAGGTGAAGAGGAGAGGACTGGGGTGGTTTGAAGAGAATTATGGGGAAAGAGGACTGAGGGTAAAGGAAGAGAGTCTGGCTCAGACAGGCTTGTCGATAGAGGATCTGCTGGCTGGAGGGAGCAGGGCGAAGGCAAAGATGCAAGGGGCGCTTGAGACAAGGTTGAAAATTAGGCCGAGTAGGAAGTATCCTAAGGGGCTCTACGTTGTCGCGGCTAATGGAGTTATTCTTGAGGAGAAAGAGTGGCCCTTTGATGATTTTGCTCTGGAGCATTTCAAGGACGTTGAGATACCGGGGATCTTCTGGGGCAAGGCGACAATGGAGCAAAGTATTCCGACTCAGAAGAGCTGGAATAGAAATGTCTCGAGTATAGAAGAGTTCAATAGACTGATGGCAAAAGGGAAGTGGCTCACGCCGAAGGCGGCTAAGATGGAAGTGAGCCCGGATGATACTCATGGAGAGGTTATCAGCTATAACCCTGTGATGGGGCATAAGCCGGAGCATCTGAGCCTGAAGGGCTTACCTCCGACAGTAGGGATGAGTCTGGAGATAAACCAAGCGAGCTTTCAGGATAACTTCTCAAGGCATGAGGTTACGAGAGGGACGAATAAGAGCGATATTAGAAGTGGAGAGATGGTGGGGTTGCTCTTGGAGCAGGATGCCCAAGGGAGAATCCCGAGCCATCTGCTGTTTGAAGAGAGCCTAGAAAGGTTCATGAGGAGAGTACTAAGAAGGATTAAAGAGGGCTACAAGGGAGAGAGGATTCTCCAGCTGGTAGGAAAAGAAGGTGAGATTGAGGTCTTTGCCTTCAAGGGGAGTCAGCTTCGCGAGTGTAGCGATGTGATGGTGAAGAAGCAGAGCTCGATGCCAGAGAGCCGAGCGGCTAAGCAAGAACAGATCATGGGCAGGTTTGAGAGTGGGCTCT